CAATGTTCCAGTGTCTACGCCAAAACGGTTGCCCCGTAGATCGCTGAATGGGGTGACTTTGAGCGCGTGTAGATGCCCACAGACCGTTGAGACGCCAGCATTCACGGTCGAGTTGTGCGTACTATGAATTCCGCCCTTGTAACGGTGTTTGACAATCACGTCATCGGTCGGCCAGACTGCCCAACAGAAGTCCCAATTTGGGATATGGTCTGTTAATTTAAACCCGACAACATCTTTAAACTGTGGGGCGTGTTGAGCAAGCCTATTACCAAATCTAACGTCATGGTTTCCCCATGTAAACAAGAGCTTTACATTGTGCCTTGCGGCTTTAGCAACTTCTTCAATTTCACCTAGCGCACCTTGACAAGCCTTCAGTTCTTGAATGACAGAAGTTTGGGGAAGTTCAGTAACGTCGTGGCGGCTTATAGATGCCCCGTCGAAGCAATCTCCATTTGCGATGATTGCGTGAGGGGCAAGCTCTTGTATCAAATACAAAAGCCCTTTAAAGGCGGTGGAGCGTTGACCGGGTATAAAGTGAGCGTCAGAGAACACAATTACACAAGAATCCAACATCCCAAGTTTTATTTGCTTTAAAGGAGAAAAAGATTTTGGTCTGTTGGCTTCATATTTTGCACTCCGAGTGTCTATGCCGCCTAATTTGACCTTATGGATGTCTTCCATGCTACGTCTACGGTAGTTCACTGCTCTTTCAGTGATGCCTAGAATCTTTGATAATTTTGTAACAGATTGATGCTTGTCCCACAAATCCATAAACTCTTCATCTGTACAAGAATTCATGTTATTACTTGATACCATGTGAATCCTTTGATGAGAGCAACCGCTCCAACAAGTTAATAATTCGGTGCTCCTCTTTTTCCAAATCATCCTCACTGGATTTTGGATCTTGGGCTACCGTCATAAGATCGTGCAAAAAAACATGAAGTAACTCGTGCAGAGCCGTTTGGTCTATGCTCTGAGGTGTGATTTTCTCAGCGCCCCAATCACCTAATCGGTATATTGCTAACCTAGCCCCATCATTGAATTCAACCGAAGCCATTGCTTGTTTGGCTGGTTTCAATCCTTTTTCAATTCGCCAGTCGGAAAGGTTCAACACTTGTTGCCATTTTTTGACACTTTGTGCAAACAATTCAGCGTGTTCTGGCGTAGGAATGTTAGGCATAACAAGACCTTATACAAACTTTATTACACTTTTATTTAATAAATAAATTATCGATTATTAGGGTAAGTCCCTATACTTGTTAGGTTTTAATTTCATGTTAAGATGCATCCACGCCAATCGGGCGTTTACTTGAAGGAAATCAAAATGGCAAAAATCTACAAAGCTTACGTCTACCAAGACGACCGTTGTTTTACTGGTGAAATCGAAGGCATCTTCATCAACACCAATGTTGTTGAGTTGAAGGAAACTCCTATCGAGTTTTACGCTGACTCCAAGCAGGCTTTGCTTGCTGACATGGTTAAGTTCCTGAAGGGCACTGGTCACACTGGCACCTTGCGCGTTGCCAACGGAGTATCAGCATGAAAAACGAAATTGAAACATCATTCAACACTGAGGCAGAAATTCGCGTCAGTGCCGACCAATACGACGAGGGGGTTTGGCTGTGCTTGCAAGGGCGCCGATCAATGATGAGCGTCCCACTGACTCGCGTCGAGGCTGAGCAGTTGATGGTCAACCTGAAAAAAATCTTAACCAACAACCCAGTGTGACCATGAAATTTTACAAACGTGCGATTGAGCTGTTTTGGCAATCAAAGACAAACAAGGGTTGGAAGTACATGTACACAACCAATGCTTTTCGCACTTGTCGAGAGGCTGTAGCAGACACCAAAGCTACTTGGCCTGATCTTTCAATTAAAGGCAACTTTGCAAAAAAATGAGTGAGACCAAAATGAGCGACTACATCAAAGGGTTCAACGCAGGGGTTGACTGCGTTTTGACCGAAATTGAACGACTTGAGAAAACAGGGGTTTTAAGCCTCGAACAGCTTGTCAAGCACCTTGACCCTCAACGCGACCAAAAAACGGCTCAAACGCCCGATAAAGGGGCTCTATGAGGCTGTCTGTGATCAAGAGCGTACGGGTTACGCTTCGCGGAATACCTGACGGAACAACCTTAGAAGATCTATCAGAGCTGTTGGATAGATCAAAGTACAACGTCAGGAAGGCTTTAAAGAACATGCCTGACGTATACATAGATCGATGGGAAGTAGCACCAAGAGGGCAATACAAAGCCATTTGGTGCATCGTTACCCCGCCAGAAGATTGTCCAAGACCTAAAGGAAAAAGCAATGATTATTAAACGTGCTATTGCTGTGGAAAGCCTTACAAAAGTATGCGAGGAAAGCTTGAACCTTATCAAGCAATTAATTGATGCTGACAATGACGTGTATGCCAAAGGATACGAGGATGGCGTGACGGCTCAGGCTGAAGTTCAAAAGACTTTACGCCCTTGGGTTGGGCTGACGGATGAGGAGATTGAGCAGGGTTGCAAAGAGTCATGGGTGACTGAGCAAGCGTGGCAGTCTGCTGTCTGGTGGGCCGAGGCTAAGTTGAAGGAGAAGAACGCATGACCCAAGAGATCTGGGCGCCAGAGCGGATAGAACAAAACCCTGAGCTGGCAAACAAAGCCATCATAGAGCTACAGGTCAAGGTGCAGGAGCTGGAGTCAAAGCTCAAACACGCCACGGTAAAAGCCGCAAAACTAGAAGCACAAAACAAAGAATACAAGCTCACCATCAAGGATATGGATAGAAGGATAATGAGAGGATTGAAGGACTGATTGCACACAAACACAAAGATCCGTTAAACTTTGCGTTAAAGGAGTTGCAACATGGCAAAGAAACCAAAAAGTCTTCCCAGCGATAATGTCGCCGAAGTGACAGGTAAGCCGCAAACAAAGGGAGAAGTAACGAAAGGCAGACCCTCAATCTACTCTCAAGAGTTAGCTAACACGATATGCACTAGGTTAGGTTTAGGAGAGAGCTTACGCAAAATATGTAGGGATGAAGACATGCCTTGCTTGTCAAGCGTGATGGGTTGGTTGACCACCAAGCCTGTTTTTTTGGAACAATACGCACGTGCGCGTGAGATTCAGGCTGAGACTCAGTTCGACGAGATGATCGATATTGTTGACCAGCCGCCTGACTTGAGCTACGTGACTGGTAAGAACGGTGAGCAGATCGAGGTCAAGTTTGACTCCTCTTACGTTCAGTGGATGAAGCTACGGATTGATACGCGAAAGTGGACAGCGGCTCGTATGGCACGGAAGTACAACGAACGTATAACGCCCGTTGAAGAGAAGCACGACCACATGGTCATTGATGTGACCGTGAAAGCGAAGATGGATGCGGCAATCCAGCGCTTGGAACTTATTCGGATTGCTGAATGAGCGCAGTCATTGAGAAGGAGGTTCTTGACATCCTTGGGGATGAGGAGAACCAAACCGCGTGTGGCCCTTACCACGGCATAGCCTACGCCAAGCGCACGGAATGGCTTTCAGGCGCGTTCAATCACCAAAAGCTACCCCAAGGTACTTGGTGGTCTATTTGGCTCATGCTGGCTGGTCGAGGTGCTGGCAAGACCCGCACCGCGGCTGAGCAGATCTGGTGGTGGGCGTGGGAGAACCCCAGCACTCGCTGGCTGGTATCCGCCCCTACTTCTATGGACGTCCGCGGTACATGCTTTGAGGGTGAGTCAGGACTCATGGCTGTGATCCCTCCGATCCTGATCAGGGACTACAACAAAGCCCTGCACGAGATTGTGCTGATCAACGGTAGCTTGATCAAAGGCATTAGCGCCAGCGAACCTGATCGCTTCCGTGGTGGTCAGTACCATGGCGCATGGCTAGACGAGCTGGCGGCTTGGGACTACCTCGACGAAGCTTGGTACAACATCCAGTTCGCCGTGCGTCTAAAGAAGGAAGACGGCAGGACGCAGATCATCGCAACGACTACCCCACGTCCCAAAGACTTGATTGTGGAGCTCGTAGGGCGTGAAGGAGACGACGTAGCCCTCACAACGGCATCTACCTACGTCAACCTCGAGAACCTGTCTGCAAGCTTCAAGAAGCAGATACTGTCATACGAAGGTACTAAGATTGGCAGGCAGGAGATCCATGCGGAGCTCATAGATGCCGAGGAATCAGGGATCGTCAAGCGCGAGATGTTCAAGCTGTGGGCGCCAAACAAGGAGTTCCCTAAGTTTGAATACATCCTGCAAAGCTACGACTGCGCCAGCTCGGAGAAGACTGTCAACGATCCGACAGCGGCTATCACGTTTGGTGTGTTCAAGCCACTGGATGGCCCTATGTCCGCCATGGTGATCGACTGCTGGCAAGACCGCCTGCAATACCCAGACCTGCGCCCCAAGGTGATCGAGGAGTACGACGTAGTCTACGGTGAGGGCAAGGACAAGAAGCGCGTAGACCTGATCCTCGTGGAAGACAAGTCCGCAGGCATAGCCCTGATCCAAGACTTACAGCGTGGGCACTTGCCTGTTCGTGCGTATAACCCCGGTCGTGCTGACAAGATCCAGCGCCTTAACATCGTGTCTAACATCATCGCCGCTGGGCGTGTATGGATCCCCGAGAGCGGCGTAAGGAGAGGCTACGTCAAGGACTGGGCTGAGGGCTTTGTGTCTCAGATCTGTAGCTTCCCTGACTCGACGCACGACGACTTCGTGGACGCCTGCACCCAAGGCTTGCGGTTCCTACGCGACGCTGGGTGGTTGGACATTGATGGCGCCCCAAGGGATGACTACGACGAAGAGGACTACATTGACAGTGGACGCCGTAAGCTTGAGAACCCATACTCAGCATGATGGACGAACGGCTACACCCAAGGTATCATTGGGATAACAGCAACTCAGCAGGATAAGCCATGGCTGACGAAAACAAACCAGCGTTCTACCCACGAGTCGGTCGAACCATCGCTAAGAACTTTAGGTCAGCTCAGCCACCAGCCTTCATTGAAGACCCAAGAGCGATGGATCTGCCACAGTTTGGTGACGTTGATCTTAGCGTTCCAAGCAAAGAGAACCTCGAGATGGCTCGCCGTATTGCTGAGCGTGATGCCCAGCTCAAGCGCCAGCAACAGGCTGATAGATCCCCACTCGAGAAGCTGGCTGGTGGCATACAGGCTGGCAGGTTCATGGGTTCCGCCTTGACGCAAGCTGTTAACTCCCTGCCTACCCGCATCTTCAAGGGTGACGAGGCGGCTGACAAGTTCATCCAAGACCGCATCTACAAGCCTGAGCAACCACTGGCGTATGAGTACGCACAGGACATTGGTGACTTTCTCGAGAAGCTCGAGACCGAATACAAGATCCCACCAGTGCTACCCGAAGCTGTGGCTTTGCAGTACTTGACAGGCCCAGCCACGGCTCAAGCCGCAAGAGCGGCAGGTAGAGGCGCAGAGCAGGTCGGTAGGAAGATTGAGAGCGCCATGGAGCCAGTTGTCAAGGGCGCCTTTGAACGTGGCGGCTTACCTCGTGAGATGGTCATGGCTATGGGTGCTAACACGCAGTCCAACGTGATCAAGCCAAAAGGCGGCAACTGGATTGGTGGTGATGTTGAAAAAGCTCTTGATCCTTTAATCACAAAAGGCATCATTGCCAACCAAGAAATTCCTTATGGCCCTGAGTTTGATACCGCAATTGTTCAACGAATTGCAGATCTTAAAGAAACCGCCAGTATGCCGGGCTACACAGGTGGCGCAGGACGAGTGGCAAAGATGCTTGAAGACGACTTGCAAGATGCAGTAAGCACTCGAAACAGAGTAAAAGATGCCGCCATAAACAAGTGGGTTCAAAGCAACTTGACCAACTATGTTAAGAAAGACATGGGTACGCCTGAAGACCCAGTTCGCAAGCTTGCTGAGCAAGACATCAGCCATTTACCCCAAGACTTGCAAAACATTGAGATGACTTGGACGCCTGAAGAGTTGGCTAAAACACGCAAGCGTTTTGGATTTCCAGAAGAGGAAACCGCAACAAATCCAACAGCCAAAATGTGGGAGCAAATGGCTGACGAAATGATTTCTCCAAGCAGAGCTACAGAATTTGGGGAAAAAGCAAGACAGCAAAACCCTTGGCTTGAAAAACTAAACCCTTATGACACGGTCTATGAAACAATGCGTGGGCTACCTCAAGCTCTTAAATTTGACCACATTGTTGACGTCCTTCGTGAAGACATAGCCTCTGGTCGAATCCGCCCTGAGCAACTAAACAAAGTCAGCATGGAGCAGGCTGTACGCCGCACCTATGAGTACGACCAAGAGATGGCTCGTAAGATGGCTGAGGCGCAGGCCAAGGTCACTGAGGGTATGCCGATTCATAAGGACTACGGCGACAAAGGATTTAAGTGGATTGAATTGGCAACGCCTGAAGTTGCTACTGAGTTGCCATCAACACATATCGTAGAGCCATACCAAAGCAACGGCGTACTTGGTCAACTTTATCGTGTCATCAACCCCACGACTGGCATGAGAGGCGAAGGCTTTGCCACGCCTGAAAGAGCAATCAAAGAATTTAACAAGAGCCACGCCGAAGAAAAACTTGCGGACGCCCTAAAGTACGAAGGTGAGACCATGGGCCACTGCGTTGGTGGCTACTGCCCTGACGTACTGGGAGGCCGCTCACGCATCTTCAGTCTGCGTGATGCCAAAGGTGAGCCACATGTGACGATTGAGACAGCGCCACAAAATCATTTGGATTACAACTCTTGGTTCAATAAACAACCCGAAGAAATTCAGAACAGAATTGCCCAACGAAGAAAAGAAGACAAAAATCACTACGAATACGAAGGCCCAGAATATCTTGCCGCTCGTGAAGCATTACCGCCAAAGATCAAGCAAATTAAAGGAAAGCAGAACGCCAAGCCAAAAGATCCGTACCTGCCATTTGTACAGGACTTTGTAAAGGGTGGCAATTGGTCTGACATTGGCGACTTTAAGAATACTGGCTTGATTCGTGAAGGCGGACAGATCATGACGCCTGCTGAACACGCAGACTGGTTGCTTAAAGAATTAGGCGCCGATACTTACAACGAGCTTGGACTAGGGGCCAAAATTCCACCAGCCGCAGGCATGAAGCGTGGTGGTAAGGTCTCCATCTCCAACAACCCAGACACCATGATGATGGAGCTGGGCAACCAAAAGATGAAGAACGGCGTCCCAGCTTACGGTGCTGGCAAGGCTGTGACTAAGCAAGCACTCAAGGCGGCTAAGCCTGAAGTCATGAAAGCCTCTGAGGCGCTAGGCAAGATTGAAGGGCGCCCACTAAAAATTACGCAGGCTGACCGCACAAAGGTTGGCGGTGGGTACTTAGGAGGCCCCGGCTTCTCTGGGCTACAGCTCACCGAGCCTGAGTACCGTGCGGCTGAGGCGGCATGGGCGGTTCAGAACGCAGGCACAGCTAAGACCATCCTTGGTGGTGAAGGTGATAACGCTGTCTACGCGGCTATGCTTGGTACACCTACTCAACACCAATCAAACCAAATGGTGTTTGACAAACTGTTAGGTGACTTTAAGAAAGCCGCCAAACGTGGTGAGTTGACGCCTGAACTGCGCGACCTAATCAACATGCGGTTAGCCGCGGCTGTTGACAAAAAGGGCAACCCTGTATTCCCTGCTGATGTAGACATCATGGACAAAAAGTTCAGGGACATAGCTGACACGTTTAGTCGTCGCTCGATTGCTGGTCACTTAATGGGCGGCGTACAGGTTGGCGGTAAAAAGGGTCAGATCATTGACTACGACAAGATCATTCGCAGTACGACAGATCCAGCGTTGATAGATCAGCCTACTGGTGCGTTAGGCAATCGCCTGTTCACCCTAAGCGGTGGGATTGTCCAACGCCCTGATTTGCACCCAGCGTTCCCAACCATTTTGCAGGGTGAGGACTTGGGCGTGATGTTTACCCCAGTCGAGCGCGACATTGTCATGAAGGACTTTGTTGAGAAGACCATGCGCGAGAAGGGCAGGAAGCCCGGCTACATGGACTACACCCGAGGCAACCCACCCACACAGTTGATCACTGAAGACATCTTGACCGAGTTGCAGAAGCTTGGTCTCAAGAAGGGTGGAGCTGTTAAGCAACCAGCCGCCTACATCGATGGCAATGAGTTCGTCTTAGCCGCTCAGAAGTACGGCATCAAAGACAGCATGAACAACCTGAATAAGATCGTAGACCTTGTCAACAAGGGCTTGTCAGTAGATGATGCGGCACGTCAAGTAGCTGACACTGGTATGCACAAAGCCGCTGGTGGTGCTATCAGCGGTGACGACTTAATCCTTGAAGAGAGACCGCTATGACTATCATTGGAGCACTGAGAGCCGCTAAGGCAGGTGAGAAAGTCAGGAAGACGGCGCCCTTTTACTCTGCCGTGGATGAGGCGCTGGCTAACCTCAAGCGCCCCAAGGGTACGGGCATAGAGTTCTTGACGGAGGTGCTGAAACAGCCGGGCGTCAAGAAGGCGGAGATCGCTGACCGTAAGCTCGAGCAGGCATTCAAAGCCAAGGGCAAGATGACCAAGGAAGAGGCTCAAGAAGTCCTCAAAGAGAACCCACCACCTAAACTTAAAGAGAAGGTGTACGACGAGTCAACAGCCATAGACGAGGACGACCTTCGAGAGATGGTGTCCCAAGAGATGTTTGGAGTGCCGTATAGCACTATTGGCTTTAGTGGTGCTCGGCATCGCCAGATCTCGGATGAGGTCTACAGGCGCATGGATGCCGACAACGGCACAAAGTACGGTAAATACAGAACACCAGATGGTGAGAACTACCGTGAGATTTTGCTAAAGTTGCCAGATGACAAGCAACGGTTTTGGGCAAAAAACGGTCAAGGAGTTGAGCGGATATTCAATGATCCCGATGAGGCGTCAAGATTTGCTGGGTCGAGTGGTGATGCACGGGCAGTGGATTCTCAGACCGTTGATCGAATGCGCAATCAATACCAATCCAGTCATTGGCAAGAAGATCCCAACGTTCTAGCCCATATGCGCGTTCAAGACCGTAAAGGCCCCAACGGAGAGAAAATCCTGCACGTCGAAGAGATTCAGTCTGATTGGCATCAAGAAGGTCGCAAAAAGGGATACAAGCCCGATGACTACATAGAGCAAAGCAATGCGCTTGATAAGCAATTCAACGACTTAGGCGAAAGACGTACACAGCTTTTAAAACAAGCTGAAGCCATGCCAACTCACGGTGCTGAATTTACAAGTTTAATGAATGAAGCAATTGACATCACTCCTAAGCTCATGCAGTTGCAAGAGCAAAGGGACAAAATGAGGGATGTCATCAATTACGGCGTACCCGACGCCCCCTTCAAGAAAAACTGGCATGAGCTAGCGATGAAGCGCCTGCTGAACTACGCCGCTGACAACGGGTATGACAGCATCGCCATAACGCCCGGCGCCGAGCAGGCTAAGCGCTATGACTTAAGCAAGCAATTAAGCGAAGTTGTTTTTGATCCTGCAACTGGTTACCTGTCTGGTCGTGACCCAAAAGGTAATATGGTGGTTGCCCAACAAGGCGTGACCAAGGAAACCTTATCTGACTACATTGGTAAAGAAGGGGCGCAGAAGATTCTTGAAGCTTCTCCTGATGCCTCTGGCAATCTTGCTTTGCGAGGTGTTGACCTTCAAGTCGGCGGCGAAGGCATGAAGGGCTTCTACGATCAGATTTTGCCAAATTACCTAAATACATTTGGCAAGCCCTATGGCGCTCAGGTTGGTCAGATGCCAATCCCAATCAACAAGGGTATGCACGTGCCAAACCCTGAAGGCGGCTGGACTACGACCCCGCCTGAAACTTATAGCGCCCATCTTTTCCCCATCACGCCAGAGATGCGCCAGCAGATCCAACAGAAGGGCTTACCCCTGTACCAACAGGTTGGCATCCCAACTGCTGGCGCTGGTGCGGCTTCTCAGATGCTTGAGCCTGAAGAAGAAGCAGGCTTAGCAGGTGGTGGATCTGTTGCCAAGCTGGCGGCTCTGGCTAAGCTTAAGAAGATGCGAGAAGAAATGACTCCTCGAGCTGAGGCTGTCAAAGCTTTGATTGCTAGGGATGAGAACAGCTACCTGCGTGACGTAACCCCCAATTCATTGACCAACGAGTCTATTGAGCAAGAGATTGCGCGCATGAAAGCTCGTGCAGAAGCATCTAAACCTGAAGTTAAAGAAGCAAAAGGCGGTAGGGTTAGAATGACTAAGAACCGCGATACTATGTTCATGGAACTGAGCAACAAGAAGCTCAAAAGGAAATAAGATATGGCGACACAATTCCCACAAGATCCTAACGCGGGTCGTTTTATTGACGGTCTCAGAGATCAACAAGCCAATGCCGACGAAGGCATGGAGTTTGAAATATCTGATGACGACCAAGAGATCGAGGAGTTGCCTGACGGCTCTGCCATCGTTCGCATGGAGAGCAAGGGGCCCATGGAGGACGAAGACTTCTACGCCAACTTGGCTGAAGAGATTGACCCATACGACTTGAACAAGATTGCCCTGCGCTACATGGACTTAGTCGAGAACGACAAGAAGTCCCGTGAAGAGCGCGACAAGAAGTACGAAGAGGGTCTTAAGCGTACGGGCATGGGCAATGATGCGCCGGGCGGTGCCACGTTCATGGGCGCCAGCAAGGTTGTCCACCCTGTCATGGCTGAAGCCTGCGTGGACTTTGCCTCACGTGCTATCAAAGAGATGTTCCCACCAGATGGCCCTACCCGCACCAAGATCTTAGGCGACGTGGATGAAGCCAAGATCCAGAAGGCTGAGCGCAAGCGCGACTACATGAACTGGCAGTTGACTGAGCAGATCGAAGAGTTCCGCGACGAGCAGGAACAGATGCTGACTCAGCTTCCCTTGGGTGGCTCACAGTACATGAAGCTGTGGTACGACGAGAAAAAGAAGCGCCCCTGCGCTGAGTTCATGCCCATCGACAACATTCTGTTGCCCTATGCCGCCGCAAACTTCTACACCGCTCAACGTGTCACTGAGATGCAGACGATTACCGAGTGGGAGTTCAAGAACCGCATTCGCTCAGGTCTGTACCGTGACATCGACTTGGTTCGCGTAAGCGCTGAGCCAGATGAAACCCACTCTGAGAAAGCCAACAACAAGATTGAAGGTCGCAAGTGGGATGACAACGAAGACGGTCTGCGAAAGGTCTATCACATCTACACATGGCTCGAGCTAGAAGACGACCCTCTGACCAACGGTGAATCAGCCCCCTACATCCTGATGGTTGACGAGCACGAGAACGAGTGCGTCGGTCTGTACCGTAACTGGGAAGAGGGCGACGAGACAGTGACCAAGCTTGATTGGTTGGTCGAGTTCAAGTTCATCCCATGGCGTGGTGCCTACGCTATCGGTCTGCCACAGCTCATTGGTGGGCTGTCAGCGGCTCTTACAGGCTCTCTGCGCGCTTTGCTTGACTCTGCCCATATCAACAATGCGGCAACTATGCTCAAGCTCAAGGGAGCGAAGATCTCGGGTCAGTCCCAACAGGTGGATGTGACGCAGGTTTGTGAGATCGAAGGGGCGCCCGGTGTTGACGACATCCGCAAGATCGCCATGCCTATGCCGTTTAACCCACCTTCCGCGGTGCTATTCCAGCTTCTAGGCTGGTTAGACGGTGCGGCTAAGGGGGTAGTGACCACCGCAGAAGAAAAGATCGCTGACGTGAACTCCAACACCCCTGTTGGAACCACCCAAGCTTTGATCGAGCAGGGCGCCGCGGTGTTTTCTGCCATCCACTCACGCCTGCACGACAGCCAAGGTCGCGTCCTCAAGATCCTTGGTCGCCTGAATCGTTGGTACTTGGAAGAGCAACGCAAGGGTGAAGTGGTTCAAGACCTTGATATTCGCAAAGAAGACTTCGCTTCTAACACGGACGTGATCCCTGTTTCTGATCCGCACATCTTCTCTGAGACTCAGCGTATGGCGCAGAGCCAAGCGGTGATGCAGATCATGAAGGAGAACCCAGACCTGTTTAACCGCAAGGTCGTGGTGGAGCGGTTCCTGAAGCAGATCAAGGTGCCCGGGATCAACGAGATCATGAAAGACGTACCTTCTCCTGAGAAGCGCGACTCTGCCAATGAGAATGTCGCCATGATGTTAGGGCAAGCGGCTTTTGCTTACATGGAGCAAGACCACCTGTCCCACATTCAGAGCCACATGGACTTCTACAAAGACCCAATCTTTGGCTCAAACCCCATGGTTCAGCCAATTATTCTGCCCCAGATGGTCGAGCACCTGAAGCAACACATCTCTATGTGGTACTTAAACCGCATGAATGGCTACGTTGTGAAGACTTTGGGTCGCCAAGCCACGGATTACGACGATCCAAAGGTCACGCCAGAGGCAGACAAGCTCATGGCTATCGCCTCACAGCACGTTACCTTGGACACACAGAAGGTATTTGCGCAGGTTGTGCCTGAATTGCAGGGCATGATGCAGACAATGCAGAAGCTCAAGCAAGGCAACACCCCTCCAATGACACCAGAAGCACAGGTTTTGCTCCAGACAAGCATGGCAGAGACCCAGCGCTTGACTGCAAAAGACCAAGCGGACAACCAATTGGCTGTTCAGAAGCTTCAAAACCAACAACAACTCGACGTTGCCAAGCTCACACAGAGCAAACAGCAGTTCGAGTCAGATCAACAGCTCGAAGTGGCGATGCAAACAGAGAAAAATCTCACCCAAGAGCGTATAGAGTCTGCAAGATTGACGCGAGATGCGGCAAAACTGCAACAAGAGCAGGTAAAAACTGCAACCGAGCTTCAACGTGAAGCACAAACCTACTTAGGAGGCTGAAATGGCTACATCTAACCCTTACCACAACGAAGCAGTGCCCATGCACAAGCGTATTGCCGCAGGCGAGAAGCTTGATGGCACGTCTTTGAAGTCCTCTGGCAACACAGCGCCAGCTAAAAAACAAGGAGGCGCCCTATCGCAAGCTAAGAAAAAATAATGTTATTCAATCTGGGTGATCTGATCGGCGCAATTAAGGCGCGTCAAGCTGAAATAGCTTCTTCCTTAGCGGCTGGAAACGTCGCGTCATGGGAGGCGTACCAACGCACGGTCGGCACAAACTTGGGATTGCAGGAAACCCTCGATCTCATAAACAAAATGTTAAAGGACAAAGAAGAAGATGAGCGATAACCCCGAAGTGTTGGAAAACGCTGAAGTTAAGTGGGCATTCCCCGCTGTTAGCCCGGGTGCTAAGCCATTAGGTGGTCGAATTTTGGTGCAATTACGTCGCACAAAGCAGAAAACGACAAGCGCAGGGATCATTTTGGTGGAAGAGACCAAAGAGAGCGAGAAGTGGAACAACATGGTGGCAAAAGTCATCGAAGTTGGCCCTCTCGCATTCAAAAACCGC